CTACTTTTTTAGATTTTTCAGCATCTTTTCTCCTTTATCAGTCAAACGATACTTTGCTTGCTGGCTATCACTCTCATTTATTTTAACGATACATTTGTGAAAAATTAAATGATCTACTAGGGTAAACAGTCTAGTTGCATCCCTGCAAGTAGGTACGCCTGTTGTAGAGATACTTTCTAAAATTTGATAAAGCTTTTCATTAAGTGAAAGCATGTTATTATCCTCTATGTCTATAATATTTTTATTCTTATTATACATGGTTTTTTAGTGATTGCATAAAAAAAGAGATAACCATATTAAATGGCTATCCCTCTATTACTTTATCCAGCAAGTTATCAATATAATTGTGTATAGTACTTGTAGTCTTATCGAATACTTTACACATATCGTTGACCGTTCTACCCTGTAGCATCATAAAGAAAATGTGTATCTCTTTTTCTGTCCCCACTCTTAAAACTTTATCCATTATGTTATTGACACCAGCGACATCGCTTATTTGTGTGTACTGCTGTACTATCGCATCAAAACTCATACCCGTATCACTTTCAATGTTAAAAAAATCGTTATCGCTAATATCTAGATCATCAACATCTATCAGCTTGTGTACTTTATGATAATTCTTTATATACTTCTTTAATGCTGTACGTTCACACGATGCCAAGTTCTGCACCTATTCTTTCAAGTATTAATTTCTTGTGCTTGTTTATAGTTCGTTTTGATACATGCATCACATCTTCAATAACATCTATCGGCTCACATTCCCACCATAACAACTTAAATAACTGCTGGCTAGGTAAATCTAAAGAGTTGTACACCTTTGATATAGCGTTCACGATACGCCTAACATTATCTATATACTCTCCCTCTGTTCCAGGATGATAATGTAGCCATTCTGCTAATGAATGATACTGTTTTATTCTAAGTTCTATAGTTTTATAATCATGTTCGGTCAATGGGAAAAACATTATACAGAAAGCACCTCTCTTTGCGTGTGTAACGCTTGTTTTACTTGTTGCGTATGTTTGTATATATTTATTAAATGTTCGCTCTCGCGCGCCTTATTGCGTTCTATACGTGCATTGTTTATTACTTGGTACAAGTCATATTTTAAACGTTCTATCACTTTACTATTGCCATATCTTCCGTTACTTGATAGGTAACGTTTAACTTCCCTTTGTTCGTCTTTAGAGTACTTATATAAGCACGTTTTTAATATATGCATATTTCTATTACTTTTCTTTTTATAACGATCTAATGCCTGTTTCTGCTCGATTATCCAACAAGCTAATGTTTCTACTGGCGTTCCAATAGTTATAACACCTAATACATCGCTACAAGTCGTGTGACTTACTGAAAGATGATACATTTCATTTATCTGCATTGTCATATAGGCTAAATTTAAGCGTATTGTCACTGGTGAGAAGTCTCTCAATAACTGATATTCTGATAACTTGCCATCACTTTTATATGTGAATGTGTGTTCTGCTCTTATTAACTTCATCGGCTCACCTCTTAATATATCTTTTTAATGATGCTGGTATTTGTTTCATCCACTTGTTTCCTGCAATATCTTGATAGTGCTTGTATTGTCTGTAGTACTTCATATAATTGTGCCATGAAATATTGTTGTGTTTTGTTGGGAATTGAGTTGCAAAGCCATTATTTAATCGGAATTTACTATCTACTAACATCCCGTAATACAACATCTTGTGCAATTCATATTCCCACTTTGTTTTAGTCGTCTGTTGTGATAAATAATTGAAGTTCCAGCACTTACGACAAGCCAACACTTTACCGAATAGACCATCACCATTTAGATAGTAGGGGTTGACCGTATAAAGCACGTTACAACGTTTCTTACATTTAGGACAAATAATAAATGCACGAATACCAAAGCCTACCTGCATCCCTTCCATAGTTAAAAAGTGCCTATGGTTGTTTACGAATATTGTTTTATTGAAATACCCTAATACTGCATCCTTAGATTTATCATGTATAGATACTTTGCAAAATGCTAATTCGCTTAATTTAGTCACCTCAACACCTCCCTAAAACACCTAAATAATAAGTAAAAATTAACTTTTATCACTCCCTTAAGGTATATCATCAACAATGACTGTAGCGTTAGGATGATTTGTATTTATATATTTTTCTGTTTCTTCGTTCATGATGCTATCAACGAACACAACACTATTTGTATTTACTTCTTGCTTATCTATCCATAGACCGTAACGCTTACCTAATAACTCGGCTGATCTAATGCGTGCGCTCGTGTCTGCTCTCTTTTCTATCGTCTTTAGTTCCTGCACACCTTTACCAACTGATAATGGTAAAACTTCTATATCTTGTTGCTGTCCTCTTAATACACTTGTAAGGTACTCCAACACTTCTTGTTGTTCTGCAATTTTATTTGATTTCAACAAATTTAACCTCTCATCTATATATTGTTTTATTCTCGTATTTTCTAGCATAATATGGCTGTTTGTTTTTGCGTACTTCTCACTATATCCAGCATTTATACATGATTTATGAGCATTACCACTAATAATATATTCATCTGCAAAACGCCTTTGTCTTTCTGTTAGTTTCATCTTTTCACATCCTTAAATAGTATTAAAAACCAGCACACCGATAATGGTATGCTAGTCAGTGTTTTTATTGCTGTTCAGCTTGGTATTGTTTTAACTTACTTTGTACATAGTATTCAGGGAACACATCGCGACTCACAATATTTGTGAGTATATCTCGTCTGCCTATATCGTGAAAATGTCCGCCACATTCTACATTTAATGCATAATTATATGTTTTATGTTGATAAGAAATTTCTTCTAGTTGTTTCTTTTTGTTTTCTACTTCTACCCTAGCTTTTAAATAATCTGTTAAAACATCATCATGTTCTTTTCTGTACTCATCTTCTAAACTGTTTGCAATTATAGATATTTCTTTCCATTTCTTAATAATAACTTCATCTTCATTCAGTAATTTCATACTTTCTAAACGCTTATTTTTAGTTTCATATTCTTTTCTTTTGCTTTCATGACTAACAAATAATGCATCTGCTTTATCCTGTTCACCGTTTAATATAAGTGCGTTGTACTCATCTTCAAAATTTTCAAATTCACGTTTTAGATCGTTAATATCTTTTTCAAGATTATTCTTATCATCCATAAAACTATAAATTTCTGATTTAATCTTTTCTATTTCCTGTTTTTTCTCTACAATTTTATTCATTGTTTAACCACCTTTTTTTATTGGAATAAATGTATATTGTTTTTAATTGCCTCTTGTCTTTCCTGGTCATCTTCAATAGCTAGTATCTCTTTTTTTGTAATAGTTGGAATTGTTGCCTCGTCTAATTCCACTGCTTTATATAACTGTTCTTTCATATCTGTTGGAATACTTAATAAATTGATTGCGTTCTTAATATTGTTAAAGTGCATATTATTATCCTCTTTTCATTTTTTATTAGTAGTAAGCCAGGAGGGTTACCCTCCTAACTACCATTATTGCTTTCTTGCTTTTTCTAACTCTCTTATTACTTCCAATCTATCCCCTATACTGCTAACTCTTGAATATAGAGATGCTTTAGCAAAATAAAAATCTTCTTTACTTCTACAATAAAAGTAACCATTTCTTAATGAATTACTAGCCGACCCGATAGGCTCTTTAAATATAACCACTAGATCATTGATAATAATGTTTAGTTGTCTAAAGTACGTTGCATCTTTACCAAGTAATGCGACAATCTGCTTTCTCGTGATTGCATCATCTTTACATTCCTTAATGATATTTAATACATCCAAGTGTTCCTGGCTCATCTTTGCATCTAGTTCTAAAGTTTCTTGTTTTAACAATTTTTTGCTCTCCTTTTTCTGATTGTTTTTATATGACAATTCTAAAAAGAAGGTGATCCAATACAATATATAAGGGTATCTAAGTCTTATATAAGGTGAGGGGTATCTAATCCCCTCTACATATCTAGTTTAATCACATATAATGTTTAGGTGACTTCGTACCCTGTAGCTTAAATGCATGTACGGGATGCATACATAAATCTTTTATACACATAATCATGTTTTGGTATCGTTATTAATCTAAGGAGTGTTCATAATAACAGTGAATTACCAACGGGAATGGTAAAAAAATGACATACATCAGACAGTTTAGCCACTTAATTATGTTTTGGTGGTAAAAAGGTACAACCGTACAACATTAATATAGTGAGGTACAACAACGATGTTGTACCGTTTATTCTTACTCTCCCAACGGTTTGAATGAATAGTACAACGTGTACACGGTTTTTTTAAAATACACTTATATATTTATTAATCTATCTATTTACTTAAAAATATAAAAAGTTATATATACTCTTAAAAATTATGTTGTACTTGTTGTACTATCGTCTTTGACCGTTGATATGACAATGTTTATCGGTACAACATTATATTTTTAAATGTTGTACCTATGTTGTACTTGTTGTACTATTCTAGAAAATCGTTCTTTACTTCTTTAAAATCAAAGCCAAATTCATTGATAGTTGAGTTTCTTATTGCATAAGCTGTATATCTTCTGCCACTCTGTTTTACTTGCTTTACAGTTCTATTATTGTCTGTTATAAGATAACCTCTTGCCTGCCACTCTTTTAACGTCTTTTGTAACTCAATTTCTAGTAGTATTTTGAGTGTTTGGGGCATTACTGCAAGGAAATTATCCTTATAAATTCCGACTATCTCCCCTCTGCCAAACTTCTCACCAGCATACAGAATGTTATCCCTGTGACTATCCATGTATTCAAGTACTGATACAAGTAACTCTTTAGGTTTATCAATAGCCTTATTTTGCTCTAGCATCGACTTGTAGGCTTGTTCTACATACTCGCTATAATTATGTTCAAAACCTTTAATATCGTTCAATATAGAGCCTGTGAGTTCTAGTAATGCAAAGGCTCGTGATAATCTTTCCAACACTTCATTATTATTAGATTTACTATGATATTTTTTACATATGTCCTGGTAGTGATCTATATATAATTGCTTGGTGTCTGTAAACTGCTTATAAAATGCGATACCTAAAGTACCATAATGTTTGGATATAGCTGTATAGAGTTCGTTAAAACGTGGCTCTTTAAAAGGCTCATCCTCTAGTGTGATTGCTCTAGCGCCTGCACCACCTCTGCCACCACTATACTCACTGATAGCATTTTCGCCAGTAGATATTAAAATCGACTGCCAACTATTCTCTTTGTTGATGCTGGTAGTGTTCCCTCTGCCTTTATCGTGTCCGACTGAATGGCTATAAATCACATTCTTAATGACATGAGGGTTGCCTGCTCGTGTATCATCTAACAACAAAGGGAATGAATTATAAAATGATGCTTTACGTTCTATTGCGACTTGTGTTGAGTTCCAACTGTTTACAAGTTCACCAGTTCCCCAGCAACTCGCAACAAGTTTTAATATTGTTGTCTTACCTGTAGACGTTTTACCACTTAAATCAAGTATAAATGGCTCGATATCAAGTTCTTTAAGTAACACACTACCTAAAGCACCATAAAGCGTAACAACTGCTGTAGGCTCATCTCTGATGAGATTGAATACATTCTTTTGATAACTTTCTAATGTTCCTTTGCTTTTAAATGCATCTGCCATTTTCTGATATGATGCATCCTCGATAAATAGCTTTATATCATTGTCCTTTGAATTAGGAATGATAAAGTTATTCTTTATGTGTCCGATGCGTGTTGATGCTGGTGTTTCAATATATTCATTTACTGCCTGCATCAATGAAAGAAATAACATGATGCTTTTATAGTTGTTATCCGATACATCTAAACCATAAGTAGATAATTCTAGTAATTCTGCTTTTCTTGTGAGTGTCGTGGCTTTGACTCGCTTATTTATACGCTTGCCACCGTCATTGAATGAGATCACATAGAAAAGTGCATCGGTTTCAATATCTCTATATTTCCCTTCGATTCTCGGGAAGTTCTTTGCTACATATTCATAGTTCGGTATTTGTTCACCTGTATCCTTATCTTTCGTAAAACTTTTTATTACAGATAAAGCACCATTATTATTAATACTAAACTTGTTAGGAATAATCTCTTGCGTGCTTGTTTCCTTTTGTACCTGCACCAGTTCCGATGCTATTTTTTTAAGTTGTTCAGTTTCTGCGATATTAAGCACCTCCCTGTCTGCGTTGTAGTTCTTTAGTGATTATTGATCTAACAGTTCTTTCGAATTCCTTTAGTTGTAAAGGTGGCTTGTTGCTGTCATTCCAGGTAGTAAGCAAGCCAATAATAAGGTTTATATCTACATTCTTTCGCATAAGGTGTCCTGTGATGGATGCTAAAGCATTATTTCTGCCATCTCCATCAGTTAGACCACCATATCCAATAGTATCCCAATGACTGCTGTCACGTTTCATACTTGAATAATCAATACTGGTGGTTTCATCAACTTCCAATCCAGCTACTAGCTTTTCAGTATCAAGAAAATAAGTATCTTGATAATCAAATATAAACTCGCTTTCTTTAGTCTTTAATGATGTTCTAGCCATACACCTAGACCAATCAAAAGCGTTATCGTCAAAGGATAGTCCTAATTGCTTTTCAAATAGCTGTAAAGCTGGTTTATAGTACTTCTTTGTTATCGGTTTATCTAATGGTATTATCAAGCGATAACGTGGTGCGTGTGGCTCATGGTTGTGGGTAGTGTATAGAATGTAAGAGAAATTAAACCTCTCTTTCAATTCATCTATAACTGCTGTTCCTGGCTCTAGATCATCAATATCTATAGTGAGTGCATGACGACTTATCATATTAGCATCATTCCTATGTTTATCTTCTTTCATATCGCCAATAATAAAAGTAAAGTTGGCATATTTATCGCTTGATATAATAGTCGCTTTTAGCCATTTAATTAATTCACTGAATGTAACTAACTTACTACCGATATGTGTGTTTGAATATTGATTTTTATATACATTCAACATCATTTTCATGTTATAATTAGATGTATCCACTTAATAAATCACCAACTTTCATATATAATATACAGTTGAGTAATTTCATTATTACTCGTTCGATGCTGGTACTTCATCACTCGCCAAAGTGTTACGTGAAGTATCAGCTTTTTTTATTTCATCTTGTAGTCTCTCCACTGATTTCCACACATCACTGATCACTGTTGAAAGGATAAATAAGTCCTGCGTTTGTTCTTCAGTCATCGTTCTTAACGTAAAGTTCTCTTTAATCCAATTTTGTTCTAATCTATCTTCTGCATCTTCTAAATTGCTAAATACTAAATTATTAAGTGCATCTACCTTTAATTTGAGACTTTTCACATCTACTAATACATCGTTTAAGTTTGTCATTTTATTTTCTCCTCCATATTTACTATTTCAACTAATTTATTACTTACTGCTTTAGCGACAACTCGGGCATATTCCAAAGGCTCTAATTCTACTTGAAAGATAGTGTTATCCAAAGTGAGTGCTGTCTCAAATAAATCTGCATCATTATTAGTAATTGTTTCTAAAACATCTGCTAGCTTGTAAATTTCTTTGATTTGTTGTTCTGTCATTTTACTTGCCCTCCACTAATTTCACTTTTAATATTTCAAAACTTACCGCAATCAACATTCCAAAGTAGAATATCGTTTGCATCTCTACATGATTTGTTGCGAACGTGTCGGCTACATATAGAGCAATAAGTGTATATGCGACTGTTTTAATAAGTGCGCTCATATTCCTACCTCCTACATCCATTTTTTATCCTTACTAGCTATATACTCATCCAGGACACGTAAACGCACTAACTGAAGTGTTGGCGATAAACTTACTCTAATATGCTCGTAGCCTGTTTCTTCTGCTGTTTGAATAATTCTTAATGCAGTTGAGCGACTTACACCAAGATATTTCGGAATTGCTGACAACTTCGCATATTTCGGCTCAAAGTCTTTAATACCTGCATCATTCATGATTGTTTCATGTACTTTAGGTTCTAAATCCACGATTTTCATTTTTAGCCCTCCTATCAAGTCGGTTTACGTCGGTTAAGTGTTAAAAAAAATATCATCTATCGTTACATCTAATAAGCCATTATTAATTAACAACTTTTTAAAAATCAACATTTCACTTTGCTTGAATGGTACTCTTCCTTTTTCTTTATTTCTATATGATTGCACGGAAATATTAAATTCTTTCGCTAGATCAGTTTGAGCTAAACCAATCATTTTACGATATCCAACAACTTTATTCATGTTCTCACCTCCTAACTATAACGCGTCGGTTTGCGTCGTTAGATATATTATTGCATATAACTTTCTAAAACGCAACCCTATTACGTCGGTTTACGTCGATTTTTCTTTTCTTTTTAATAAAAAAGTGCGATAATGATTTATATAAGTAGTACTTTAAGGAGGGTAAAAGTGAGTGACAATAACAATGAATTAGGAAAAAGAATAAAGAATATACGACTCTCATTAGGTGATAATATGAGAGAATTTGGACAAAGATTTAAAGGTTTCGAGGCATCCGATAGTATAGTTAGTAGGTGGGAAAAAGGGAAGTCTGTACCAAGTCCAGAAAGATTAAAACGTATAGCTGAATTAGGTAATATATCGGTTAATGAATTACTTTATGGAGATTTAAAAAGTTATATTATTAAAAATCTTGAAATTGATAAAGATAAAACCAGATTAGAAGAAATAAATGAGATGTTAAAACTTTATATAGTGGATAATGCACTTAAATATAATGTTTATCATATAATCAATAACGATAACTTTTTATATGAAGATGTTTTAAAATATCTCGAATTAGAAATCTATAATATTATTGATCAGATGATAAATAGTGGACGGGCTGTTATTGAAAAATTGAAAGAAAAAGATACAGAGTTATTAAAAAAACATTCAAATAGTAGTGCCATTATTAAAAAAGTCCTTGAAAACAAAGAAATAAAAAATATAGATATTATTTATGATTTTAGTTTTATTAAAAGCTTTAATTTTAATGACGGGCTTTTTGAAGAAGAAAAAGAATATAATACGCTTAATCAAATGCCTAATATTCTCGGTAGGTATGTCACTTTAAATAAACAGTCCTTAAACGTAAATGTTAAACCTGATGATTACATAAAACTGTACAAAGACTCTCAAGCATATTTTAGAGATTTATTTATGATTGATTATTATCATGGAGATGTTTTCAAAAAACTATATTCTATATTCAATAATGACATACCAAAAGAAATGTCCGATAAATTACAAACTTTGAGAAATACATTCTATATACCTATGCTTGACGATTTAAATAAAATTAAACAAAATTTAATTAACATAAGAAATAATTACTCTGCACCCTATTCTAAAGACAATCTAAAATCAATTACCTTTCCAGCAACAGTTAAATTCAATTTTAAAGAGTATTCGATAAAAGAATTAGATGATGCGCTAGAAAGCTTAAATGATCATATAAGAAATTATGAAGAAACGATTAATAAAATCGATGACATTTCATCAGGTAACATTAAGGAGGAATAACAATGTTTATAGAGCCATTCATAGATAAGCATGGCAAACAGAAATATAGATACGTACAACGTTATAAAGACCCTCTAACTAACAAATACAAGCGTACCTCTGTTGTGCTTAATAGGAATGGTAAGCAGTCACAAAAAGAGGCGCAAAGGCTTTTAGATGCAAAGATAAATGAAAAGATTAAAGAGTTATCTACTGATGATATTAAAGATATGACGTTTCACAACTTATTAGATGAGTGGTATAACTACCATAAAGCTACATCAGGTTGTAAAGTCACATCGTTAGAAACACTCTCTTACCACGTTAAGATGATTAAAGAGGCAATAGATAAAGATATATTACTTTTATCAGTAAATAAGAAGATTGCACAATCTGTAGTGGATAAAGGGATAGAGAAAGGCATTTCAGATAGAGGGATAGCAAAGAGATATGGTACTTTTAAACGTGCCATGCATTATGCTAATGCACAATACAGTATAGGTGATTTATCATACCTGGAATATGTGACAATTCCTAAGAAGTTTAAAACTAGAGAAGAAGTTAAAGCTAAAGAAGAAAACTATTTAACTCTAGATCAAGTAAAAGAAATATCTGAATATCTTATAAATGAGTCAGATAACAAAAAGTTTGCTACTGGTAAAAGAAGTGTTTGGCTTGCTGGTAACATAGCTTTGTTTCAGATGCTTACTGCCATGAGAATTGGTGAAGTGCTAGCTATAGAGAATGATAGCATTGATTATGATAATAAAACGCTCACTATCGACGGTACAATTTTATGGACTCGTAAGGATGATATTATAGGCTTTAAAGACACAACAAAGACCGATGCATCTAATCGTATTATTAAGTTAGATGATACATGTATCGACATATTAAAAAGAATACAACTAGAAAACAAAAAACTAAAACAGTGGGATAGCAATTACAACGATAGAGGGTTTATATTCACCAACTTAAAGGGTAACCCTACAAACTATGTGAATGTTAGTAAGTACTTGCAGGAAGGCGCTAAAGCGTGTGGCATTGATAAGCATATATCTTCTCACACATTAAGACATTCAGGCATTACTCTATTAGCTGAATTGAATGTACCACTTAAACAGATTATGCAACGTGTAGGACATTCAGACTACAGAACAACAATATCCATTTATCAAAAAGCAACTGCAAAAATGGAAGAAGATACAATTAATAAATTAAATGCACTAGCTTAA